CTTACTACTCATCTGAACTATATCGTTGATAGTGATCGTATAGTCAGGTTGAAAGTATGGTAAAATCTGTTCTACTATCTGCAATGCATCATCACTATTCTTTGACATACAATATAATTCAAAGTCAATATTATAAGGAACTGGCATATATTGAGTATCCACCTTATTACCAGCAGAACCAGCCTTTTTTACTTTTTGAATCTTATTTAATTTTCTTGTAGCATCATATGCAATTTGTCCAATCTCAAAACCAATTCTTGGTAGAGTGATTGCGACTGTTTTAGTTAAACTAGGATCTTCTCGCAATCTTGTTAGAAATTTCTGTTTTGCTCCGTATGCAAGTGGAACTTTCATAGATTGTGTTACAGTACCAGAAGAATCTTTTCTAGTAATGTGAATGTCGTTAAAAAGTGTACCAAATCCTACTACACACTTCCTTAAAGTTTCGTGATAAAAAGTACTTCCAAGCATTATGTTACCTCACCAAATGGGTTCATTTCTGAAAAATCAAGTATCGAATCACCTTGAGTTTCAAAGAAGTCAGTATCAGATGAAGTGTCTATAGTAGATACACTATAAGCTTCACTTACAATCCAATCACCAGCTTCTGTTAATAAATAATTAGTGCCCGATTCTGTACCAGACTCTAATGTAACTTGATATGCAAGTGCATCTAAAGATTGTGATGTTTCAATATCATCAATCTCTGAAATACCAGTTGTCATATCTTCATGACTATATTCAAATGTACGACATCGCATTTTGAATACAGGTAAATTAGCAAGTTGATAAAACGGATCATCATGATCAACAAAACTAATTTCAAACAATTTTTTTGATTTAGCATAATAAATCAAATCACCCTCATTTGGGCGAGTACTAACAATCAAATTTTGGTCTAAGGATATTAATTGTTCAAACCTTCTCTTAGAAACTACCCATGTAGCTTCATCTTGCATATCCAGACCAAATCTGGTCATCATTTCTTTTTGACCTTCATATCCTTCTATATTATCAAGATACATTTCTATAATATATGCATCATTGAAAGAACTTGAAGTATCTTCATCAAACAAAGTATCCTCATTGACCAACTTTCTAGGAAGATAATATACATCCTGCCCAAAAACTGAAAGTTGTTCAATAATTAGGTTCTCGTATAATCTTTGTTCGGCTGTTGTACCTGTATCAAAATATACATTTGTTGGCATCTTATCCTATCATCATGTCTGCTGGGAGTCCATATCCATTAAGGAGTTGTTCTTCCAGTAGTTTTATTTCTTCATCAGCTTGAGTATATATTACTTCTCCATTCATTTGTACACCACCCAACATTGACACACCATTAAACTTGATTAAATTCGCACCCCATTGTTTTTTAATAAGTGCGGTTGCATATTTTTTAAGAAAAATGTCATTATAAACATCGGTGTATGTAGTTGGATCCAATTTTCGATAACATTCAATAACAAAATATTGATCAGCTGGAATTTCATTCGACCAATCCATATCCAAATAAAGTCTATTTTGATGTTGATTAAATCTAATTGGTACTTCACCTGTCATCAAATGATCTATAAAATCCAAATGTTCATGTAACATTTGATAGTTAATCATAGATGCGGAAGTAAAATCCCATAAATCATTTAACCTCATCTGATACTTCATATCAAACATAGCTGAAGATGCCTGGTCTGTAATTGGAAAGATTCTTAATACTGAAATTACAGGAGCAGGTAATGGCAACCAAACCTTTTGTTCTAACCAAGCATATGCACCACCTGTATTATCTACTGTATCTGTTACATTAGTAGTTAAATCTGTAGAACCTCTAGTAATTTGTGCAGCAGTCATCCTGTATTTGAGATACATTCTCTCAACACCATCCATATGATACTCTGCAAAGTATTGAAGTGCATCATCAACACGATCATCACATTGGTCTGGATCGACATTAATATCAATAACTGGTTTTCCTAATGCTCTTAAACAATGTTCTTTAAGACCATCTTTTGTAGCTGGCGTAGCCATGATTTATCCTTTATCCTAAAGCAATAGACATTGCTAAAACTGTTCCTAGAGTTTCCCCTTTACTTGCGACTGTGACAATATTGTCACTAGAGTCTCTTACATAAATTTTTTGATCTGCTGTATTTATTGCAACTTCTCCAACTACAAGATCTCCTGTATCTGGTACTGAAGAAGCAACCTCAGATTTTTTTAATTTAATCACCGTAGCCATTAGAATGTACCTCCATCAACATGACCAAACGCAGGATCAGAACCAGACCCAGCACTTACTAATACTTGTCCAGTAGTTCCAACTGCAACTGTATTAACAGCATTCGTTCCATCTCCTGTCATTAACAAATTAGCACCTATTGTATTTACTCCTGTTCCACCATTTGCAACAGCAGAAATTCCTGTAACTGCATTTGAGTTTGCAAGATCTACCTGACCATAAACTGCAGCTTGACCAGCTGTTCCAGTAGAACGTAAAATTTGTCCAGCAGTTCCAGTACTTTTTACACTCAATGCATCTGATAGAGTAAACATTGTAGTTCCATCAGTTGCAACATTCATAGTATTTCCAGACTTCGTTAAGGAAGTACCAGCAATTATTTGTCCTGCACCTGAAAATTGTGCAACAGTTAATGCCGTATTACCAGTTCCAAATGTAGGATCTCCATTATGAGTAAATACATATCCATTTTCTGCTTGAGTGGTTCCTTGTTCAACAAAAGTAAAAGATCCACCAGTTAGTTCTGATGGTTGGTTTGCATCTAGAGCTCTTGTTAGTACTAAAATTGCACCAACTGCACCAGCAGTAGACACATAGTAAATACCATTTTCTGTTGATGGAGATTGGTCTTTAACGAGAACTCTCATATTAAGAGTAAGGTTTACTCCATCAAGAGCAACCACACCATTTCCAGCCGCAGTTAATGTTGCACCCACACCAGCTGTACCATTGGCATATACCCATGTAGATACATCTGCTGTTGTTGCAATATCACAAGAATCTTTAACATCAAGTCCTGTTTTGACTGCATCAACATACGCTTTTGAAGCTGCATCTTGAGCACCAGTAGGGTCTGCAATATTTGTGACCTTATTTGCACCCATATCGATTGTCTTACTTGCTGAAATGGTAAGATTATTATCAATGGTTACTGTACCACCAGCAGAATCTATCGTTAAACTTCCAGAACTAGTATCAATTTCATTGTCAGCAGTAATACCTACTTGTACGTTTCCAGCAGTATTTCCAGTTGAAGTTACATTACTAGAAAATGTTCCAGTTGTTCCTGAAACTGCACCTGAAAATGTACCATTCACACCTACTACATGACTAGAAAATGTTCCAGTTGTTCCTGAAACGGCTCCTGAAAATGTTCCTGCTACACCAACTACAGTACTAGTAAATGTTCCAGTTGTACCAGAAATTGCAGCTCCAGCAGTTAATGCTCCACCCCAAGTAAGAACCCCACTACCATTTGTCATTAATGCTTGGTTTGCAGAACCATCATCAGCAGGCAATGTTAAAGTAACATCAGCAGCTAGTGAAGCTGGTGGTTTAATTGCAATGGAATGACTTCCGTTTGTAGAGGCTTCATATAATTTTAATGCTCCAGAAGTAGAACTTCCTCCAGCAAGAATTCCTACTCCAGCTGTACCATGTGGACTAAGTACTAATTCCCCATTAGTATTTGTAGTAGAAAGTGTATTTGCGTTGAGGTCTAAATTATCGACCTTAAGCTGTTCCAATTTACTACTGGAATCTACAATCAATCCAGAACTCGCAGTAAGTTCACCATGAGGATGATCTATCAAATCTGCAAAGTACTTACCACCTATAATTAGGTTTCCATTTCCAGCTGAGTTTCCTATATATAATCTGTCACCTCCATTAGCTTGTCCTGCCGCATCACCATAAGTGACTGCAAATTCTCCTGCAGCTAATGTGCTGGGAGCAGTTTCAGCAGTTGCAGCTCCTCTTTTAATTTGTATTTGTGTTGCCATATTTTACCTTTAAAATGTTCCTCCGTCTAATCGTAAAGTGGTACGATCTGTACCAAAGACATTGTTATCTTCCCATTTACTATTTGAATTGTTATACATTATAATAGCTGCATCACTAGGACTTACTGCAATATTAGTATCTGACATAGAACCAATAGAACCACCTTCTGCACCAGCTGCTGCCATCTTTTCCCAATATGTAGTATCTGTGGGTATATTATTTAGAGTTCCTTGTATAGCTACATAAGAAGAACCATTATAATATGCTACATCATTTGTACCATAAGTATATGTTGCACTATATGCACCCTTCCATCTGAATGTTCCTTGAGCCCCAGTTTGACCCATAGGAAGTCCAAAATTAAGAACCGCAGCTGTATCTGATCCAGCATTAAAAACTGTTGCACTAGCATTTTCTGGCAATGTAGTTATAGTTCCCATTGCAATAGTTGCATTGTCACCAGCAGAACCAGTTGCACCAGTTGACCCAGTATTACCAGTTGTTCCCTGTTGACCAGTAGTACCTGTGGGAATTGTAAAATTTAGGACTGCCTCACTAGATGTGCCACTATTTGATACTGAAGCACTACCTCCAGTTGAACCTGTAGTTGTTGTTCCAATAGCGACTGTTCCTGCGCTTCCAGCTGCGCCAGTAGCTCCTATATCACCCTTTGAGGTCATTACTGACCAAACTGCTATATTTGATGTAGGAATTATTTCTGAATTTCCCTGTAATGCAACATATGCACTACCATTATATTGTACAGCTTCATTCTGAGTATATGTAGTTGATGTACTCCATTCTCCCT